TCCAAAGCAAGGCTGGCGAAACAATCAACAAGCGTTACACAGTCTGGCTTGCACAGCCAACCACCTTTGAGGTCGGTGACACCCTTCAGGTCGAGGGACTCTACTCATCAGAGATAGACAACTGGACCAACAAAGGGGGCGAAGCCAAGCAGTCAATCAAGGTCAGCATCAACAACCCAAAGGTAGTTCCAGCAGAGCCACTAGCTGCAATCAAGGAAATCTTTGAACCGACACACAGGGAATCACTTCCCTTTTGAGTAATCTCCGTTGGCTAGTCCCTGCTATCACCGCAAGCATACTAATAAACCTATCTACGAATACAAATAGCGTTCTAGGTGGCTTGGGACTAGCCTTCGGTATCCTTTACACTATTGCTGCGATAATTACAGCATGGGAACTACATGGCAGAGGTAAGCTTTAGCGTTACAGGTGACCCAGCCAGCCAAGGTTCACACGCAATCATGCGTGGCAGAATTGTTCAAGTCAACAGCTCAAAACATAAAGCTTGGCGTAAAGCAATCGCACAGTCAGCGACAGAAGCATTACCAAATGACTGGATTCCAATAGATGACCCTTGTGAGCTTGTGGTCAATTTCTACATGCCAAAACCCAAATCAGTAACTAGACCGCTCCCAAGCGTGTCACCAGACCTAGACAAGCTCATTAGAGCAGTAGGCGATTCTTTGACTGACTCAGGCGTTGTAACCGATGACAGTCGTATAGTTCGTATCTCAGCTAGAAAGCTTTATGCCGAGGGCATTGAGCCAGGGGCCACAATAAGCGTAAAAAGCCTTTTGTAACGATTTGATAACATTGCCAAAAAATAGGCAAAAATCCCCCAAATTCTTGTAAAAAACCCTATTATTGAACTGTAAGCAAAAGCTTGCAGAAAGGGGTTCATAATGGCCCGAATGATTGTGTACATAGTTTCACTTTCGGTCATCATGTTGTCCAGCTTTATCGTGCAACTGATAGATGCAACACTCGGTTTGACTGTCGGTATTGTCGGTGTGCTGGTTGCCTTCTTGGTAACAATGCAATCGCTATACGCAGAGAACAGGGATAACAAATGAACGAGGAAAAACTAGCTGAAAGGATTATTGCCGAGGCACAGCGTTGGACTGAAAATCAGTTCACACTACAAGCAGGGATACCTGGCAACGATTCGGTCAGCCGCAACGAAGCCAAAGCTCGAATTGAGCTAGTAGAACATATCAAAACAACCTACAAAGAAATGAGAGAAAATGCCTAATTACAATCCAGAAGCACTTGAGTTCGCAGTAACCGACTTCCAGCCTCACCAGTACAACTTTGGTGTTGCAAAGTCAGATGGAATCTACATGGGCAGAATGTTGATGAAGAATGAAATTCTTAGCCTCATCAAAGCTGCCTACCCAGTACCAACCAAAGCAATCGCTAGGGTTATTGAAATCGTGGACAACATTGAAATCTATGTTGACCCTGAATACAACATCTCATCGAGGTAATCATGCAGACACTTTACACAGAGGGATTTAGGGCTGGCGTTAGATACCAGAGAGAGTCAATCCTTGACTTTATCCGTATCCACCAAGAGCAGAATGTAGCAATCACAGTCGAGGACATCGCTGAAGAAATTGAAGGTCAGTACCGAATTGACATGGAAGCAAACCTGGCCGAAAGGAGAACACAATGGGACCAAAAGAAATAGACATAAAGCTGCTTGAGTTTGAAGCTCGCTTGGCGATGATAAACAAAGAGCTGGCTGAACTTATCAAGACAGCCAAAGACATCGAGTTCAGGGCTAAAGCAATCTTAGGAGAAACTAAGAAATGACTGGATTCGACTGGGCGTTGCGTATCCGCAGAGGCAGGGAAAGAGCCTTTGCTAAAGGATACGAACAAGGTGCAAAAGACATGGCTGAGTATTTCAGCGAGCAGGTTATTTACTCACTACATAAAGACGCAATCCTAAGCGTGAGCATAGACATTGACACTCTTGAGCGAGTAGTCGAAGTAATCGAGGCGGTGCGTGACGTTGGCAAAGCATAGAGCCGAGAAGCAACCTATCAACTGGCGTATCGTTCGAGTGCATTGGGCATACAAAAGGATGCAACTAAAAAGCTTAGTTGTAGCCTTCTTTACTAGGGGCATCAAATGACACACTTTTCAAACGCTGATGAGCGTGAAATTTTTGAGGCTATCAACCTACTAAAGGATGACAACCTAGTCTGGTCAAGCGACCTAGAGGCAATACGCCGCAACCTTGCCCTGCTACTGGAAAGAATTATGCAGGTCGAATGGCACTACCTTGAGCCAGAAATCGGGGGCTTAGCCCTAAACTTGATAAGAGAAACAGAAAGGGAAAACAATGCTAGAAGGAATGACACCAACACAGAGGAAACCACCTTGCAAGGTAAGGTCAGTCTTGGAATCGTTGGATGCAAAGGACCAGGTAATACTTGTCAATGCAGTAGCTAATGAGTCTTGGAAAGCTCCAGCTCTCGCTAGAGAACTAACTGCCAGGGGAATCCCAATCAGCGAGAAACCAATTCTTGCCCACCGAAGAAAAGAGTGTAGCTGTGCTAGATAACTTAGAACCCGCACCAAGGGTAGAAACACCTAAAGAGTACCGACCAGCATTTGAGTTTGACGGCAACGAGGGTTGGGCGCAACTACCAGCAACATCAGGTGTGCCAAGCTTTGATGACTTCTTAGTCCAGCAGGGCTTTGACCCTGACGAGTTTGAGGTCACAGGAACACCACGCACCTCACGCTGGCAACGCTATGACGGCGAATGGTTATCAAGCTATCGCTTTACGTTTAGGCGTAAGGTAGCCAACCTTGACCTGCCATTGCTCTACTCACAAGCCAAAAAAACCTACAAACCAAAGAAAGACTTCAGAACAGATTCTGAAAAGGCTTTAGTTATTCTTTGGTCTGACTTACAGGTCGGCAAGGTTGACCATCGAGGCGGAGTCGAAGCGATGATTGCCAGAGTAGAAGAAACAAAAGAAAAGCTTGTTGCCCTGCTCAAGAAGGAAAAGCCAGCCAAGGTAATCTTTGTTGACTTAGGTGACACAGTAGAAGGCTTTGACAACGCAGGTGGCAACCAGCTTCAAAGCAACGACCTAAGCCCAATGCAACAGGTTGACCTAGCTACAACACTTGCCTGGGACCACCTGAAGCTATTGGCAGGTTACAGCGATGACATAATCTATGCTTCGGTTGGCTCAAATCATTGCCAATGGCGCGTAAGAGGTAAGCAGCAAGGCTCGCCAACTGATGACTGGGGAATCCACATTGGTCGCACACTTGCAAGACTGGCAAAAGAAACCGAAATGCCTATCAAGTTTTACGAGCCACAAAAGCATGATGAGTCTTTGGCTCTCGATGTATTTGATGACCAATTCCACATACTCGGTATCTGGCATGGACACCAAAGCCCAAGACCCGACCAAGTGCCTACCTGGTGGAGACAGCAAGCTTTTGGCAAGCAGCCTGTTGGAGATGCAACCATCGGAGTATCAGGACACTTCCATCACCTTAGAGTCCTAGAACTCGGTTCCACATCAAGAGGCTCATCACGCTTCTGGGTTCAAGCAAGCACAATGGACAACGGCTCAGGCTGGTGGAGATTGCGCTCAGGCGAAGATTCGGTTCCAGGCTTAGTTACTTTTATGCTCGATAAGGGCGTTGACTTTACGGGAACTGTTTACAAGCTGTGACCCTAGACCTACACACTCAGGGATTCCTAGATGCCTTGGGTCGCATAGATGCAAGAAAAGAAAGGGAAAAGATGCAACATAAGAAAGAAATAGAATGTCCAAACTGCTACCAGGTTTACAAAGATGAGGACTTTGTGACTTGTCCTAGCTGTGAAATAAACCCAGAGGCCTAAACCTAATGCCTACTTACGATTACAAGTGCAAGACCTGTGACCTCAAGATGTCTGTGATACGAAAGATAGACGAAGCCGAGAGAACACCACTCTGTGTCAACTGTGCTAAGGACCTAGTAAGGGTCTACGACTCACCAGCAGTAACTTTTATGGGTATTGGCTGGGGAAAAGACGCATAAAAAATAAGTAGGGGGGGGTATGCTCGAAGTATCTTTCCAGAAAAAGCAAAAAAAGAGAGGGGGGGGTATGCCCAAGATGCCCTGCCTAGTTTGCAACAGACTTACTAATGGAAGCTCACGCTGTGAAACTCACCAGAAGATTTGGGATGATGCAGCAGAGATAAAGCGCCGAGCCAGAAAAGCCGCAACAGGCCAGTATGCAGGTGACTACAAGATGAGAGCCAGAGTAGTTCGAGAGAACGCTTATGAGTGTCACATCTGTGGCGAAGGTGCAAGGCTCAATGACCCTTGGCAAGCCGACCACCTCAGACCAGGTGACCCTGATAGCCCGCTTGCTGCTGCACATAGGTCTTGTAATGCAAGCCGAGGAAAGAAGCCATTAAAAGATTCGGTCAAAGACTAAGCTTCCGATTCGGTCAGGATTCGGTTGAAAAAGTTTCGGATTCGGTTCAAAAATTCGGTCAGGATTCGGTTAGAAATTCTGCCAAAAAAGAGGCCAAAAATTGACTCGAAAACTTGTTCGAAACACTTGTTCTAATGGCCTAATCGAACACTTGTTCGAATAACCGACACGCTAGCAGGGACACGCTCCCGCCCAAATACACACCCGCGCCCGCTTGAAGACACAGACAGCGCGACAGGATACGCGCCCGATATTGAGCAACCGCGAAACACACCCAAAAACGACACGCCAAAGCGACACCCCCGCCCTATCTCGCACCGAAACAGAGACACCGCGACAACCTGCCACGCCAGACATATAGAGAGGTAAGAACGCCCGAAACAGACACACACCCGCGACAGGCCGAAACAGGGCAAAAACACCCCGCGACACGCCGAAACAAAAAAAGACGAAAAAAAGCAAAAAAAGACGAAAAAAGGTAAAAAATGTGTTATATTTTATCTATGGCAGACAGCCAGAAAGAAAGGGAAAAATGAACTACGGAACTTATGAACTAAAGCTAACAACGAAGCAAATACAGGCGCTTTTTGTTGCGATAGAGAGTTATCAAGAATCCACATATGCATACACAGACGAAGAACTAGCAGACTACGGAATCACCAAAAACCTTTCCGCACTAAGACAAGTAGAAACAAAATTAGACAAGCTAGCAGAAAAGGCAGGCGTCTAATGTTGAAAATTACAGTTTTTGTTTGTTTGCTAACCGCTGGCCTATTGGCTCACGAAGCTCTAGAGGCGCAAGGCTACAAGATCGCGGCGCTGTTTGTGGCTTGTGGCTTCATCGCCCTAGCTTGGATATACGCAATACAGAAAGAGAGTTAGAACAATGATTAGATGCGAGATGGCAGGTTGCGCGGATATGGCGGAGGTTGTCGCCAAGTGTAAAGACATTATCCAGGGAACCGTTGAATATGATTTTTGTGAAAGTTGCGCGGACTATATCCGCGAAGACCTAGACGTGATAAGAATTACACCCTACGCAAACAAGGGGCTAGTGAAAAAATGAACAAACCAAGAATAGATACCAAATGTTGGGAATGCGCTTCACCCGTAAAGATTACGCGAAAGCGCCTAGCGAGTGTTGGCAGATATCCAAAATGTGAAAAACACGAAAAAGAATTTTACGCCTATGTTGGCAACTTATACAGACAACAAAACTAAAGAAAGAGATAACAAAATGACAACAGCAACAAAAGAACAAAAATTAGCAGACGATAAAACAGCAACCTACACACTAGAAAGCGCACACTACTATCTAGAGCGCGGTGGGTTGCTTAGTGTGTCAATTACACACACCAGCCAAAGCAATATGAGCTATAGATATAGCGTAAAAGTGTACTACCCGACAGAGCGCGGGATTGACTCGCTATATATGAACTGGGCAATCTCGCAACTAACAAGCATTAGACAACACAAAAACGGAGCGCTAAAAGGTAGCGGCTGCGGGTTTGACCGCGCTTACGATGTTGCCGAAACACTAAACCACATTTTTAGCGGATTAGGTTTGGAGCGCATAAAAAACATTAGATACGAATATAGCAGTTTAGGAGAATAACAAAATGAAAGACTACAAACTAAACACATACGCAGACGGTTTTGGTATGTGGCATAGCCAAATATTTTTTAGCGTACCAATGGGAAATACTGGGTTAGCGGAGCGAATAATTGCTAACGCAATAAGAAACGCAAAACGACACATTAGGCAAGCGACAACGGAAAGAATGGAACCGACAAAGTGTAAACGCTTGTCTTATTTTGTAAGCCAAAACAAAGACGAGCCTGGAAGCGGAAGGCTTACCAGCTTGACGATTAGCGAAAAATAAAACAACAAAAAGAAAGGGAAAAAACAAAGTGAATACAGTACAAAAACTAATTGAAAAGTTAAACGAAATAGAGAACAAAGACCAGGCAATAATCTATGCCTATTTTTTAGCCGAAGATTTTGAATATGGCTTAGGCGATGTTCATCCGACAACCGAAGAATTCGCAACAGTTGCCAAAGAGGAAGGCTCAAGCTGGTTTTTTGAGGAAGCGGCGGAACACATCAACAATGCCGTATATGACGAAATAGCAAAACGCGACAACTAAACAACAAACAGAAAAGGGAAAAGAAAAATGGAAAAAGTAGAGATATCAAAAACAACCGCCGAAGCGATTGTGCTTCACTTGACGGATTACCTGTACTACACAGACAGGCTAGACAAAGAAACACGCGCCAATATTGCCGCGCTTGATGAACTAATCACCGCGCTAGATTATGAGGACAATTACCGCGCCAAGATTGAAGAAATAGAAAACGCCAATATCAAAATGAACCAAGAGTTTCACGCCAGGCAAGCGGAAAGAGAAGAAAACTAATGGAATTACAAACACAAAGCGAACCAATACCAAGCAAAGACTACGAAGAAGCAATTCGCGATGTTCTAAACAGCATCCAAGAAATGCGACACGATGGCGAATATGATGAACAAACTTTAGAGGGTCTGGAGTGGCGAATCTCGCCGCCTGAACTGCTAAACAACTAACAACAACGCAACACGAAAGGGAAAAAAATGGGAGCAATGAAAAGAGAACTAGAAAGATTAGCCAATATTGTTATATACGGAAACGCGGAAACAATAGAACGCGAATTTTGGAAGGTAGACGGATTAGGCGGAAGCTTGACAGTCTTAGCGCAAGCAATAGAAATGTCGCGCTTGATGTCTCCGCTCTGTGAGTGTGGCGCGGATTATCACGCTGGACTAACTGAGCGATTCCCGCAATGGATAGCAGACACAAACGAACAAAGCGAAGGCGGCCAAAAATGATTGAGTGGACAGTACAAAGACCCGCGACTATCTGGATAGCAACACAGGTTGAAGCGGAAACGATAGAGGAAGCCGTACAGCTAGCAGATATTAGGTTTAGTGAAGGCGAATACAAGGAAGACGAAGACAGTTTCTCAATAGACGACCAACGATATTGGGCAATGGATGAATACAAAAATGTATTTAGTGAAGACCTAGAACAGACCGCGACAGTATGAACGCGAACAGAACCCGCGCAATACTGGCAGCGCAGAAAGTAGCATCGCAAACGGTAAGAGTAAAGACTGACCCGCTACCAACTGACGCGAAACTAACAGCGGAACAAAGACGCGCAATATACGCGCCTAAGTCCGCGCTAGAGATAATACCGAAGCGCCCGCCTATGCCTGTTAGAGCCGTCAAGACAACGGCGAAGGCAAGCCTAGGAGTGCTAGGTATGCTAACCGCGATTAGCGCGGGCATACTGGTTGGAGAGACCAAGAAAGGTTGCCGAAGCTAAGACACACACGCAACAAAGCTAACCCGCTTAGGCTAACGCTTGAGCGGGTTTTCTTTTACCCTAGGCAGGGCAGGGGCAGGGCAACCCTAGACAGGCGAAGACAAACAGGACAGACAACAGCGGACACACACCCCGCCCGCCTCCCCGATACGCGCAACATTACAAGGCTCAAAGAAAGAGAACAAAGACACAAAGCAAAGAGACAGGGGGGAGGCATAGGGGAGGACACACACGCTACCGCTCACCGCGTTAGCCACTCACCACACAGGCCACCCGCCTAGCCACGCTCTAACCTATGCCAGCAACCCTAAAGCAATACAAGAACGATACAAGCCACAAAAAATAATACCTAGGGAATCACTAGGGCGCTATTCTGGCAGCCTCTCTAGGAGGCACACACGCCCGCAAACACTACAAATACAGCCACGCCCTAGGCGTACCCTTGGGGGTAGGGTAAAAGACCAGCGCCGACAGTCCATCGACACCCCGCCCCGCCACTTGCGTGCTTTTTCTATGTTCAAAGTTTTTCTGGTAGCGTAGAAACAAAGGGAAGGAAGGGCCATGCCAAATCCAGCAAAGCCAATCGAGCAGAAACGCTTGCTCGGTAACCCAGGTCATCAAACTCTGCCTAAAGTCGGCGAACTAGCTTCTATTCCGTCAGGGCAGCGCCAACCCTTGCGTGAACTCGGTCAAGACGGCTTACAGCTTTGGGATGATGTGTTCAAGTACGGCTTGCCTTGGATTGGCGCGATAGATGTTCACCTTCTCCAGATGACATGCGAACAGTACGACAGACGGCGTGAGATTATGGAACGCTTACAGAACGACTATGACTGGCACTTGTACAAACAACTCAATGACCTTGAAAACATCATTTCGTCAAACATCAACAAACTCGGCTTTTCACCAGAGGCTCGGTCACGACTCGGTTTAGCCGAAGTCAAGCGCGAGTCAAAGCTTGAGGAACTATTCGCTAGAAGGACTAGGCGTGAGCTTGAAAAAGGTAAGTAGCTGGCCTCCTATCTGGCTAACCCCAGTATCAGAGGATGAAATAGCTCAAGGTGAGGGCGAGGACATTGTTGACTTTGCTGAAGCCTTTGGAATTATCACAAAAGACTCGGTTGCGGGTAAGGCTGGCTCGCCTATGGACTTACGAGATTGGCAATCAGAGCTTTTACGCAATTTGTTTGCTCACGATGGCAAAGGACTAAAAAACAGAGTCAGTCTTGTCGGTATGCCGAGAAAGAACGGTAAAAGCTCGCTTATGTCTGTCGTTGCTGCCTATGGGCTTGTTGGCTCTGGCATTAGAGGTGCTGAGGTTTACTCTTGTGCGGCTGACAAAGACCAGGCTCGCCTAGTATTCGGTGATACTAAGAAACTGATAGAAGCCAGCGAATTATCAGAAATCTGCAAGCTTTACAGAGATGCGATTGAAGTGCCAAGTACAGGTTCGGTCTATCGAGTGCTATCAGCCGAAGCTTTCTCTAAAGAAGGTTTGTCACCAACCATGACTATCTTTGATGAGCTACACGCACAGCCCAATAGAGAGCTATTCGATGTTATGGCTCTTGCTCAGGGTGCGCGAGGTAACTTAGCCACAATGATTGCTATTACAACCGCTGGTGTGAAGTCCGATAGCTCAGGCGCAGACTCAATCGCCTACTCGCTGTATCAGTACGGTCAGAAGGTTGCAAGAGGTGAAATAAAAGACCCTACTTTCTTCATGGCTTGGTGGGAAGCACCTCAAGACCTGCCTTATGATGACCCTGCAACTTGGGAACTGTCTAACCCTGGCTTTGATGACATCTGCGCTCGGTCAGACTTTGAATCGGCTGTTTTGCGAACTCCAGAGTCGGAGTTTCGCCGTAAAAGAGTAAACCAATGGGTTTCTTCCAAAGATAGCTGGTTACCGTCAGGTGCATGGGAAAAACTGCAAGTTGAGCAGGATTACAACGAAGATGACGAGTTTATTATCGGTTTTGACGGTTCTTGGTCAAATGACTCGACAGCAGTAATCGGTGTTCGGTTACCAAGAGATGAGAACGACAAGCCACACATCTTCACAATCGCTGTTTGGGAAAAGACTTCAGAAGATGACGCAAGCTGGCGTGTTCCTACCCTAGAAGTCGAAGATGTCATTATTCAATTCTGCACCAAGTACCGCAATGTTCGAGAACTGGTCTTTGACCCCCCACGCTGGCAAAAAACGATGGTAATGCTTGAGGACATGGGTTTTCCAGTTGTAGCCTTTCCAACATACTCGGCAGCTCGAATAGTTCCTGCTTGTCAAATCTTCTATGATGCCGTAACCGAGCAAACCATCACTCACGATGGAAACCCTGTGCTTACTAGGCATTTAGACAACACAGTAGTAAAGTCAGACAGACAGGGAAGAAGAATCACAAAAGAATCCGCAAGTAGCCCAAGAAAGATTGACGCTGCTATTGCTGCTGTTATTGCTTTAGACAGGTGTATAAATAGCAGTAAACTAGAGGATGAACTAACACCGCAATTTTTCAATTAGGTTGGTAATGATAGCGACAATACTTCAGGCAACAGGCATCTTGGTTATTTCAATCGGTGCAGCCTTTATCTACCCACCGTTAGGTCTAATTCTACTAGGGACTGGCGCTCTAGTATTCGGTATCGCCATTGAACGAGGTAAGTAATGCTAGGTAATCTTTTTGAGCAAAGAGCAGTCAGTTTTCAGACTGTTTGGGGTGCTGGTGAGCCTTGGGGCTTACAGTCCGAAGCTGGGGTGAATGTAACAACCAAGAAGTCATTTGAGATTGTTGCTTTCTTCTCCGCAGTCAGTTTGATTTCTGACACTATTTCGACTTTGCCATGTGGGGCGTATTTGAGGATTGGTGCAACACGCAGACCTCTAAACCCTAGACCTATGTGGTTAGACCAGCCAGACATTGACCTAAGCACAAGAGCAGCGTTCTTTCAGCAGGTCTTTTCAAGCTTGTTGGTTCATGGCAACTCTTACACCAGAGTCTTTAGGGATGCACAGGGTCAGGTTGTAAACCTTGTAAACCTAAACCCAGAAAAGATTGAAGTAGAGCGTTCTAAGATTGGTCGCAAAATCTACCGATACCAAGATGAGGCAAGACCACTAAACAGCGATGAGGTAATTCACATTGTTGACCTAATTCTTCCTGGTGAGCTAAAAGGCATGAGCCGAGTAGAAACCCTAAAGCAATCACTTGGTCTAAACATCGCCCTAAACGATTACGCAGCTAGATTCTTCGGTACAGGTGCTTCTGCTGCTGGCGTTATTGAATTTCCAGGTAACTTGACTTCTGAGCAAGCAAAACAACTAGCTGACGGATTTGATGCTCGTCACCGCAATGGAACAAGACGCGCACACAAGACTGGTGTTCTATCTGGCGGAGCTAAGTTTGTTTCTACTCAGACAGACCCAGAAAGAAGCCAAGCACTAGAGTCACGCAAGTTTGCGGTAGAAGAAATCGCAAGAGCCTTCAATGTGCCACTTCACTTGCTAGGCGTACCAGGAACAGCAAGCTACGCTTCCGTTGAGCAGAACAACCTTCAGTTTGTTTCTATGACCCTACGCCCACTAGCAGAAAAGGTAGAGGCAGCTTTTTCACGCTTACTACCAGGCGATGCTTTTATCAAGTTTCAGTTCGCTGACCTACTAAGAGCTGACCTTGAGGCTAGAGTTCGGTCATACTCGGTTGCAACTCAGGCTGGCTTTATGTCAACAAACGATGTTCGCAGACTAGAGGACATGGAACCAGTTACCGCTGGTGACCAATACCGAGTGCCACTAGCTAACATCGCACTAGCAGACACCGAAGTAATCACAACTGAAAAGCGTGTGACTATGGTTGCTCAGCTAATTCAGTCAGGTTTCGCACCTGAAGAAGTCCTAGCTGCTCTTGGCTTGCCAGAAATTCCACACACAGGACTACCTTCAGTCCAGCTACAAGGTGTTGCTCAGGTCA